TAAGTTTGAAAACCCAGACTCAGTGGATGTATCTTTATTGATGGCTGGCGCAACTAGCGGTTCAACTGTTCCAAATCATCTAATTGGTATTGCAGAATCACGTAAAGATTGTTTAGTTTTTATTTCACCAGATAGAGAAGATGTTATTGACAATTATGGTGATGAATCCACTGATGTTGCTGCCGCTGCGGCCGCTTTAACAAAATCTTCTTATGCAGTTATGGATTCTGGTTACAAATATCAATACGACAAGTACAATGATACGTATCGTTGGGTACCACTAAACGGTGATATTGCTGGACTTTGTGTTCGTACAGATAGTCAACGTGACCCATGGTTCTCACCTGCTGGTTTGAATCGTGGTGTTATCAAGAACGTTGTTAAGCTTGCTTGGAATCCAACAAAAACTGAACGCGATACCATCTACAAAGCTGGTGTAAATCCAGTTGTTACTTTCCCAGGTGAAGGTACAATTCTATACGGCGACAAGACATTGTTGAATCGCCCACAAGCATTCGACAGAATCAATGTTCGTCGCTTGTTTATTGTTCTTGAGAAAGCAATCGCAAGAGCAGCACGTTCTTCATTGTTCGAATTCAACGATGAATTTACCCGCGCAGCGTTTGTCAATATTGTAGAACCATATTTGAGAGATGTACAAGGTCGTCGTGGTATCTACGACTTCCGTGTTGTTTGTGATACTACCAACAACACTGCTGAAGTTATTGACCAGAACCAATTTGTTGGTGATATCTACATCAAACCTGCTCGTTCAATCAATTTCATTCAATTGAATTTCACTGCTGTTCGTACAGGAGTTGATTTTGAAGAAATTGTTGGTAGAGTCTAATAAATAAGAGAGATAGGAGATAAATTAAATGGCATTCAACATTAACGAATTCCGCTCTCAGATGCAGGGAGACGGTGCGCGTCCAAATCTATTTGAAGTGACGCTACCTTTCCCGGCATTCTCATTGCCTGGAAACGCACAGACAAAATTGTCTTTCATGTGTAAGACCGCTCAGTTGCCAGGTTCTACTGTTAACTCAGTACCAGTACAATACTTTGGTCGTGAACTAAAGTTTGCTGGTAACAGAACCTTCCAAGACTGGTCGATTACAATTATTAACGATGAAGATTTTGTTATTCGCAATGCATTTGAGCGTTGGATGAATGGCATCAACAGCCACAATCTAAACTTACGCAATCCTGCTGCTGCGACTACACTAGGTTATTCTGTTGACGGTGAAGTTCGTCAATACGGAAAAGCCGGTAACATCATCAAGAAATATAAATTCATTGGTTTGTTCCCAACTGACTTGTCCACTATTGACGTTGACTGGGGTTCTAACGATACTATCGAAGAATTCACCGTTAACCTAACATATCAATGGTGGGAAGCGGCTGAGGACCTAGTAGTTTAATGAGAGGGGAGCATTTGCTCCTCTCTTATTCATTATGAAAAAAGGAAACTAAGTGGCAATAAAACTATTCGGCTTCACGCTCGGTCAAAAAGATATTGTTCAGAAAGAAAATCCTGAACAAGCTTCATTTGCACTTCCAACGCCTGCGTTGGATGATGGTGCGGTAACGATTACGCAAAATGCACATTACGGCACCTATATTGACTTGGAAGGTTCTGTTCGCAATGAACTTGAACTCATTACACGTTATCGTGAAATGTCCAATCATCCGGAGTGTGACCAAGCGATTACAGAAATTGTTGATGAGTCAATCTGCCACGATAAAGATGGTAGAGTTGTAGATATTAATCTTGATAATTTAAAACAACCAGAGACTATCAAGAAAAAAATCACTGAAGAATTTAACAATGTATTAAACATGTTGAATTTTTCAAACTTAGCAGATGATATTTTTCGCCGTTGGTATATTGATGGAAGAATTTACTACCACGTTATTGTTAATGAACAAAATCCAAAAGAAGGTATTCAAGAACTAAGGTATATTGACCCACGTAAGATTCGTAAAGTTCGTGAAGTGCAAAAAGGTCGTGACCCAAAAACTGGTGCAGATATCATCAAGTCTATTGCTGAATATTACATCTACAATGATAGAGGCACAACGACTCAATCATTTACCGCAGCAGCAAACCAAGGTCTAAGAATCTCTCCAGAGTCCGTTATTAATGTTAACTCTGGTATGATGGATGCAAAAAATACTTTTGTTATTTCTTTCTTACACAAAGCAATCAAGCCACTTAATCAGCTAAGAATGATTGAAGATGCGGTTGTTATTTACCGTATTAGCCGTGCGCCTGAGCGCCGTGTGTTTTATATCGACGTTGGTAACTTACCAAAAGGTAAAGCTGAACAATACCTGCGCGACATTATGATTAAGTATCGTAACAAGATGGTTTATGATGCAAGCACTGGTGAATTGCGAGATGACAGAAAACACATGTCGATGCTTGAAGATTTTTGGTTACCTCGCCGCGAAGGTGGTAAAGGTACAGAAATTACAACGTTGCCTGCTGGTCAAAACTTGGGACAAATGGAAGATGTTCAATACTTCCAAAGAAAACTTTTGCAGTCTATGAATGTTCCTTATTCTAGACTTGAACCACAAGGTGGTGGTTTGGTTGGACTTGGTAGGTCAACAGAAGTAACACGCGATGAATTGAAGTTTCAGAAGTTTATTACCAAGATTCGTAATAAGTTTTCTCAAATTTTTGACCATGCACTTAAAACACAATTGGTTCTTAAAGGCATTTGTACATCGGAAGAATGGGAAGAATTCAGAGAAAAGATTTATTACGACTATAAGAAAGATAATAACTTTGCTGAATTACGTGATGCTGAATTGTTGCAAAATAGATTGCAGATTCTAGGCACAATTGACCCGTATGTTGGTAGATATTATTCACAAGAGTGGGTAAAGAAAAATGTTCTTCAAATGACTGACGAAGATATTGAAGAAATGAACAAGCAAATTGAAAAAGAACCAGAGCCTGTTCCAATGGGTCCTAATGGACAGCCTATGCAAGAAGAACCACAACAACCTACTGCTGAACAATTTCCACCAGAAGATAATGTGAGCGATAGAGGTTCTGCTGAAACAGAAACACCAGAACTTGATAGTGTGGTTAAACGTTTCAGTAGGGTAATAAATAATCAATAAGGAGATATTATGGACGCAAGACAATTCATTGATTTGGTAGGTGCAGGACAATCTGCTGAAGCTAGAGATGCATTAGAAGAATTACTTTCTTCTTCTGCATTTGAAAAATTAGAAGCTAAGAAACAAGAAATGGCTTCTACTATTTTTACTGGTAAAGAAGAAGAACCTGCTGAAGAACAAAACGTCAATACTGAAACTGAACAACAATAATGAAAAATTTACAAGAGTTTAGAATCGTTGAAGAAGAAAAACAGGACTATTCAAAGTTCGATGCTTTAGTTCGTGCCGGTTTAGGTAACAAAGCACAGATTCAACGTATGCATCAAATTCTTGCAAAGATGGGTGAAGAAAAACCTCAATTTACTAATGCTGACAGAACGATTATACAAAATCTTTTCAACAAGATGGTTGAATTGATTACAAATAATCCACAAATGTTTCGTCAAGCTAGAAAATCTGTAAGTGAAGGTGTTGTTGATACCGCAGATTATAAGTTAAGCGCATCGGGTAAAAAAGTCAGAGCGCATAGAGTGGTTCTTGATAAAGAAGATGAAGAAGAAAGAAAAGAAAAAGAAGAAATGAAAGAAGAAGTTTCTTTAGAAGAAGCTGTTGTTTCAGAACCACCTTTCATTATTCTTTTGAAAAGAACCGCAGTTCGTCTATATCCAAACGGACTTAGAGTTGCAACATATACCAGCGACAAACTAAAAAGAGAATTTGCAATACCATTTGTCGGTAAAGAAGCAGGTCTAGTTCAATCGACTGAAGAATATCAACTTGAGTTAAATGACGGCACTATCATCACACTTGATGAAGAAACTGATATTGCTTTTGAAACTGTTTATGACAAACTCGATGAAGAAAATAAACAAAAGTTTTTTGAAATGTTATATGAATCAAAAGAGACATTTGAAAAACTAAAAGAATTCGTTCTCAATAAGCAATGAGATTAATAGATTTAATTATTGAGGGTAAACATTTAGAAGCGAAAGAATTTATATACTCTCGCTTGAATGAAGTCGCAGCAAAAAGATTAGAAGAAGAAAAGAGAATTATTGCGGCAGATATATATGAAGATGTGGATTTGGAAGATGATTCTTTAAACGAAGCAAACATTGTTCGTCAAGGAAGAATACAAAAAATTCGCCGCAGAATTAGAAGAAATGCTAAAGGCAGAATCGTTGTACAACGAAATGTAAGACGTTCGGCCGTTAAAGGATATCGCATTTCAGGTAATACTTTGAAAAGAATACCTGCAATGCAAAGAATACAAAAAGCTAGAAAGCTAAAGAGATACTGGAAAACAAAAGGCAGAGCAAAGTTGAATAGAACTCTATTGAAAAGAAAAATGTCTATGCGCCGCCGCAAATCAATGGGAATAAAATAACATGCCATTTGAAATTATAAATTCAAAGCGTTCAAAATCGGTTATTCGTATAACTGGTAATACTGCTACACGAATAAATTTAAACCAACTGTCGACCAACACTCAAGTTGAATTGATTACTGGTGCTTCTATTACACATTTAACTTCTTCTACTGATGGTAAATGGATTGTTTATAGAGGTAATGATGCAACAGGAGTGCCTGTTTTAAATTTGTTTGGTGAAAACGATTTACCTTTTGCACAATATGATGTAAGTATTGGTAACACTGCTTCAGCAAACATCTATGTAACAAATTCAGGCACAGACGGTACTTTGTTGTTGGTTGTAAGTAAGACTGCAACATTTACTGTTGATGCAGATACAGGAGCACCTCTATGAAATTAATCAGAGAAAATGTTGAAGAAGTTAAATACTTAACTGAGACAACAGAATCTGGAAAGAAAAACCTTTATATTGAAGGTGTTTTCTTGGTTGGCGAACAAGCTAACAGAAACCGCAGAATGTATAAAATCGATACACTACGCGAAGAAGTTACTCGTTACACAGACGAATACATTAAAAGCAATCGCGCATTAGGTGAACTTGGTCATCCAGACACACCATCTATCAATCTTGAAAGAGTTTGTATCAAGATTGAATCTCTAAGAGAAGATGACCAAAGTAGATTTATTGGTAAAGCAAGAGTTTTGGAAACACCATACGGTAATATTGTTAAGAACTTCATTGAATCTGGAGTTAGCCTAGGTGTTTCATCAAGAGGTATGGGTTCTTTGTTGCCTGGAGATAATGGCATTAGCATTGTAGCTGATGACTTTAGACTAGCAACGGCTGCTGACGTTGTAGCTGACCCATCTGCTCCAGGTGCTTTCGTGAATGGTATCATGGAAAATAAAGAATGGCTTTTCGTTGAAGGCCGTTTTGTTGAGGTAGATATTGAAAGAGCAAAGCAGCAAATTCGCAAAGCCTCAAGCAAAGAAATAGAACAAGTGGCATATCGCCTCTTTGAAAACTTTATTTCGAAACTTTAATAATTATAAATAAATAACACAAAAGGAGATTCCTAATGGCTAAAAATAAACTTTTTGAGGCTGCCGCAGAAATTCTAGCCGCTGGTAAAGGCAAGAACGCTATGCCTGCTGAAAAGTTGGAAGGCGAAATTCAAGTTGCTGGCGGACCAACCCCAGAAAATGCAAAGCCTGATGACGATTCACACAAGATGACATTCATGTCTAAGAGCGCAACTGCTCCTACCACAAAGCCTTCCGCTGCATCTGCAAAGATGGAAGAAGAACAAAAAGATGGTGAAGTTGTTGCTGAAGAAAAAGTAGACCTAACTGCCGATGTTGATTCATTGTTTGCAGATGATTCTACTATTTCAGAAGAATTCAAAGGCAAAGTTAAAACTATTTTCGAAGCTCGCGTTTACGATAAAGTAAAACAAATCGAAGAAGAAACTGAAGCCAAATATGCTTCTATGCTTGAAGAAGCTGTAGAAGCTGTTAAAAGCGATTTGACCGAAAAAGTTAATGACTATATCGGTTATGTTGTTGAGCAATGGATGGAAGAAAACCAGATTGCCATCGAAAAAGGCATCCGTTCTGAAATCACTGAAGATTTCATTAACGGCTTGCGTAACCTATTTGCGGAACATTACATTGATGTTCCATCTGAGAAAGTTGACCTCGTTGACGAATTGGCAGGTAAACTAGAAGAAGTTGAAGCCAAGCTAAACGAAGAAGTTGAGCGTAACGTTGAGTACCGTAAGGCACTCATCGAAGCATATAAGACCGAAGTTACACATGAAGTTTGCGAAGGTTTAACCGCGACACAAGCTGAAAAAATTAAAGCACTTGCAGAGAGTGTAGAATTTTCCACAGAGGAAGAATTCAAACAAAAGCTTGAGACAATTCGTGAAAACTATTTTCCTTCAGGTGTAAAGAAGGCTGACGAAGCTCAATTAAATGAACAAGTAGATGAAGAAAAGTCAGCAGTTGTATCTGATGCCTTCATGAACTCTATTGTTCAGTCAATTTCAAAAACAACCCGAATCTAATTTAATAATAACAAGGAGACATTAGATGTTTTTATCCGAAGAACTACAAAAGAAGTGGGCGCCTGTTCTAGAACATGCAGACCTACCAAAAATCAGCGACCCTTATAAGCGCGCTGTTACTGCACTTGTTCTTGAAAACCAAGTACAAGCAATGCAGAAAGAATCAGGCATCCTTAACGAAACTGCACCTACCAACTCTGCTGGT